TGAGTTTTGGTGTAGGTGATGAAAGGATAGATGTATTTGCGCAACATCTATCAAATTTTATAAATGGTATTCAGGAAAAAGTTTTACAAGAACAAAAGTTAGAAAAAAAGTTACAAGAAAATATTGTTAAAAATAATGCGGGTAATGTTAATAGAAATGCACAATTTCCAAATTTAGGTGGAAATATAGGTGGTTTGTTGGATTCATTGATGAGTAATGGTGAAATTATGAATTTAGCTACTGATTTAAGTAAGGATATTGAAAGTCAAAATTTAGATCCTATGATGTTATTATCATCTATGATGTCTGGAAAACCAAATTCTACAATACAAAATTTAGTAAAAAATATTTCTAATAAAATAGAAACAAAAATTAATAATGGTGAGATTGACAAACGACTTTTGGAAGATCAAGCAAAGAATATTTTAAATACAGTGAATAATTCAGGAGATTTGCAAAAAATGTTTCAAGATTTGGATTAATTTATATGTTTTAAAATTTTATATAATTAATTTCATAAAATTTTTTTAAAAGATAATTGTAATATGAGTGTAAAAGAAAATATAAAATCAGATCCTTTTTGGTATGATGATTTTTTTATAATTTTTCAATCAGATCGTTTAACTGAATTTTTTCCTACAAAAGATCAGACATTAGAAGAAAAATTCAACTCTTTAGTAAGATTATCGTTATATATTTCAATAATATTGTTTTATTATCATAAGAATTATAAATATTATAGTATTTTTTTAGGTGCATTATTAATAACATTTTTTATATACACAAATCAACCTAATATACAAGGTCAAGCTAATATAATAGAAACTAAACAAGTGCAAGAAAAAAAAGATGAAACGAAAGTTGAAGGTTTAGAAAATACAAATACGGAATGTACAAAACCTACATTAGATAACCCATTTATGAATGTTACAATGAAAGATTATTTAAATTTTGATGAAAAAAATGACCAAATTGTTGACAGACCTCCAGCTTGTGATATTTCAAAACCTGAAATAAAAGAAGAAATGGATGAAATGTTTAATCATAATTTGTTCAAGGATGTTAATGATGTGTTTGGTAAAATGAATTCTCAAAGACAATTTTATACAATGCCAAATACAACAATACCAAACGCACAGGATGAATTTGCTAGATGGTTATATTTAAATCCAAAAACGTGCAAAGAAGATCAGGAATTTTGTTTACCATATGAAGATTTACGTGCTAAACGTCCTGTTTTTGTAGATCCAACCCAAAATCCAGTTAACACAAAAAGACAAGAATAAAAAAGGTAAAAATAATAAAAATATGATAATTTAATTGATATGTTAATTGATAGGTTAATTGGATAAACTTTTTTTAAGTATTTATTGTAATAATATGACTACAAAGTCTAAAAAATATAATTACAATATCAATGCAATTGGTAATTTATCGATTAATAATGTAAATTTAGGTATATCAAATTTATTTTCAGGTTCTTTTTCTGCAAGTAATAACGTAACATCTCCATCTAATGTTACTGGATTAGTCTTTACAAATGCAGATACAAGATTTTTTCAATGTCAAATAAGTGTTTCAATAACAAGAACATCTGGTGGTAATTTATACGAAACTTTTACATTAGAAGGAAATCAAACTGATTCTGGATGGAATTTATATACAAGTAGTATAAATGACATAACAGGTATTGTTTTTACAATTACAACAGATGGACAAGTTCAATATACATCTACTGATGTTATTAATTTTTCGAGTAGTATGTTTTGTTATACTGTAACTCAAATTTCAAAAACTGGGACATATTCACATTTAACAATAGGGACTCAAGGGACATACTTGTTAAATTCTGTACAAATAACTAATACAATAGGTAATACAATCGGTGTTAATACAGGGGCATTCCATGTATTAGGAGGTTCTACTTTTGAAAAAAATATTATTGTCAAGACAACTGATAATGCAAGTAGTTTTACAAGTGGCGGTGGTTTAACATTATTAGGTGGTGCTGCTATAAGTAAAAATTTATTAGTAAACGGTAATCTAGGTATAGGTATAGAGAATCCAGAATATAATTTAGATATTAATGGTAATGCTAGAATTTCTACATCCATTACATCTGCCAGTATTTATTCTAATATTGCTAATATAGCAACAGGTACAATTGGTACTTTGTTATCAACAAATTCAAATGTAACAACTAGTACTGTTGGTACTCTTATTTCTTCTAATGCTAATATTACAACCGTTTCTGGTGGTACACTTGTTGCCACAACATATACTGGTGGTTCTATGAGTTTAAGTGGAAACTTGACATTAGCTGGTACATTAACAACAGTAAATATTACCACAACAAACATCAGTGAAACAAATGTATCAGCTGGTAGTGTTACAGCAACAAATGTTGGAGTAACAACCGGTACAATTGGAACTTTATTATCGACAAATGCTAATGTAACAACCGGTACAGTTGGAACGCTGTTGTCAACAAATGCTAATGTAACAATCGGTACAATAGGAACTCTTGTTGCAACTAACATTGAAGTAACAACCGGTACAATTGGAACTTTATTATCGACAAATGCTAATGTAACAACTGGTACTGTTGGAACGCTGTTGTCAACGAATGCTAATGTAACAACTGGTACAATAGGAACTCTTGTTGGATCAAGTGTTACAGCGACTAACATTGGAGTAACAACAGGTACAATTGGAACTTTATTATCCACAACTTGTACTGTTACAAATGCTAATGTAACAACTGGTACTGTTGGAACGCTGTTATCAACGAATGCTAATGTAACAACTGGTACAATAGGAACACTTGTTGGATCAAGTGTTACAGCGACTAATATTGGAGTAACAACCAGCACAATAGGAAAGCTTTTGTCAACAAATGCTGATATATCATCTGGTACTGTTGGAACGCTGTTGTCTACAAACGCTAACATAACAACATTGAGTGTTGGATCACTTGCTTTATCAAATGTAAATGTTTCAACTGGTACTATTGGGGCATTATTAACAACGAATTTACTTGCTGTTGGAAATTCTAATACTGTAGGTAATATCTTTACTACTGGTGGAAATGTGGGTATTGGTACGATTAGTCCTGGAAGTGTTGTAGATGTAAAAGGTAGTAGTGTCTGGGGTACCTTTAGAATGGCGCCTTCTACTTCTGGAGGAGAAGTAGGTGTAGGGTTTTTTGGTTTAAATGATTTTACTGCATCTGCTCAAAGTACTAGTGGAAACTGGTTGTTAGGTACAGGTATATCAACGTTAGGTGCAAGTAATTTTGGTTTGTTACGAAACACTACACCAATGCTTGCAATATCAACATCTGGTAATATGACAATAGCAGGAGATATAACGGCGTTTGGAAGTATATCTGATGCAAGATGGAAAAAAGATATAACTGTATTAAGTGATAATATGGGTTTAAATGTAATAAATTCATTACGCCCAGTAACTTTTACTTGGAAAGATGAAATATCTTATTCTGTAAAACGTGGAAAGAGAGATGTAGGGTTTATAGCTCAAGAAGTAGAAGAAGTTATAGAATATGTAGTAGAAGATTATAAAGATATAATGACAGATAGTTTATACAAAAAGATAAATCACGAGAGATTAATACCGTATTTAACTCTTTCAATACAACAATTAGATAAACGATTTGTACAACAACAACAAGAGATTGAAATGTTAAAAACAGAATTAGAATCAAATAAACAAGATTTTCAAACGCGTTTAGATGAATTATTAGGAATAATAGAAAAAATGAGAGATGTTATGTAAAATGTAATTTATGCCAGGTTTCTTCGAAAGTTTTCTTGTATGTTTTCAAATAATCTACAGTGTATGTTTTGTAATTTTCTAAAACATAATTAGTATCATTTAATAATTTATTATATTCTGGATTATTAGTAATCGTTTTATTGTTTTCTTCACTTATTTTCTGTAATAATTTAAAAGTATTATTTAATTCTATTTTAGCCATAATCAAATTTGATAGATCGAGGTCTGATAACTTATCACAATGATCTTCATATACATATTCGTCTTGTATTTTTTTCTTATAATTATGTAATGATATTTCATTATTTTGTTTGTTAGTTTGATTTCTTGTAATAATATGAAGTGTACCGTCGGATGTTATATCAAAAGTAATCTTGACAATATCATTTTTTTTAGTGTTTATTTTTATAGAATTTAAAAATAAATTATCCTTTACAAAACGTTTTTCTCCTTGATAAATATTAATATTTATACAATCATCATCTGTTGCTATAAACGTTTCTGTTTTACTTGATGGTATAATTGTATTTTTGGATATAATAGGTGACATTATTCCACCTATTGTTTCAATTCCCAAAGACATTGATATAGTATCAACAAACGTTATATCATTTTCATCATTTTCACGAGTCAACATAAACCCTTGAATACCTGCTCCAATACTAACAGTATGATCTGGGTTAAGACTATTATCTATAATGATATTTAAGCCAAATATATTATGTAAAATATTTTTAATATATGGTATACGAGTGGTACCACCAACTAATATTATTCTATCAATTTTGTAATTGCAAGAAACTTGTTTAATAATATTCTCAAGACTTTTAAACCAAGATTTATTTATATTTTCAAATGTTGTTTTTGATATATTAAAAACTTTTATATTATCATTGTGATCAATAATAATTTTATCATTGTTTTTAAATGATAAGTTATATTTACATACTTGGCATTTATTTCGTATATTTTCAATGTTTTTTAAAGAAAAATTATAGTTTTGTGTGTTTTTTATTATATATGTTACTAAATTATTCGTAATATCATCACCTCCTAAAAATGGATCACCGCGTGTTTCTAAAACTTCAAAAAATAAATTATCATAATCTGCTTCTAAAATTGTACAATCAGTAGTACCACCTCCACAATCTAATACTAATATATTTTCTATATTGTTTGATTTACTAGAATATATATATGATAAAGTTGCAGATGTTGGTTCATTGATAATACGAAGTACATTATATCCTATATTCTCAAGACATTGTTTCATGATTTCTCTTTGATGTATATTAAAATGGACTGGTACAGTTATAATAATATCATTTGATAAATTGTCTATAGATGATTTAGCTGATTCAAGTAACCATTTTAAATATATTTCTATAATTTTTGAAACGGAGATTTTTTTAGGAACATTGTTATGTATTAATAAAATAGAACAATATTCAGATACATTGTCTCTTTCAATATTAAGATGTTTAAAAAAATGTTGAACATTTGTATTTTGTATATAATCAGAATATGTTAGTCCAAGTAGTCTTTTAATATTTGAAATTAAACAACCGGATCTTTTACATTCCATAGCCGTTTTACCATATAATATTTCATCGTCATCTTTACTAAAAAATATACAGGATGGTGTAGTGTATTCTCCATATTCGTTAATAACTATATGATTTTTATTATTTAAAAAATAAGATATACAAGTATTGGATGTACCAAAATCGAGACCTAATATTATCATAATTATTATTAGTTAATATTAAATAAAAAAATAAACAATATATTGTTTAAAGAAAAAAATATAATTAATATATAAGTAAGTATAATTTATGATTTGTTATGACGTGTTTGAGAATATTTCTCAATATTTATCTATAGATGATATGATTTGTTTTTTTATGTCAAATAAACAATGTTATAATATTTACAAGTATAATAAATCATTTTGTGATATTATTTTTATTGAAAAAATATTTGATTATCTAAATATCAATGTTGAAATTAAGGATATACATAATTATAAAAGTACAATAGATGATTTATTTAAAATGTATGTGTATTTTAAGAATCATAGAAGATCGTCTAGATCAGATTTATTAGTATATATGATTGATAACGATATAGATAATATTATATTATTCAAGTTGATTATATCAAAATGTACGTTTAAGAAGAATTGTATTGATGAAGATAATACGAGTATAAGAGTTTTACATAATAATTTTATGTATGGGTCTCATTTATTTAATAATGTTTATGACTATCCTATAATTTTGATAGGAGATATGAAATATTTATTAGTTTATAGTAATTCTACTCAATTGGATGTTATTTTAAGGTCATATGAAATACCAATTTCGTTATTGTCATATGTAATAAGAGAACGATTGTTTTCAGATGGATATAGATACAAAACAGAATCTAATAAATGTTTAAAAACTATAGTATTATATTTTTTTGTAAAATATTGTTATACATCATTTACTTTGGTTGATAATATACACGTTCATTCTATTTTGATAAGTTTAATAAGATATAGGAGGACTAGTGTTGTAAAATATTTTCTTTATAACAAACGTAAATACATAGTAAAAAATGGGGCGTTGGACTATCAATATTTAATTAATAAGTGTGTAGAAATACAAGATAGAACACATTTAGATTTATTAATAGAAGAACATAAAAGAGATAATATAAAAACTGAAGATAAAACTTTTATTATGATAAATAAAAACCATATATTAGAACATTGTAGAAATAGTCGTTTTAAATATTTGTCATTTTTGGTTAATAAATATCTTGGAAATGCAATAAATACAACTACATATATAGAAACTATATGTAATGGGTTGAAAGAAATTATTTTATCAAAAAAAATAAAACAATTAGATGAATTTAAACACGTTAAACCTTATATAGATCATTCAAATATAGAATATATAAATAGATATATAAATTTTGTATATGATGATATAAAGTTTTGTAAAAATAAAAGAATGTTTGTGTGATTTTAATTAATTAACAGATTACATAATGTGTTTTGACACTACCAAATAAACCTTCGTAATCTGTTTCAATTCTATAATGGATGTGATTACGTAATTTTCGCTTCATACCAAATTTTTTAGGAATGTAATATTCGGATGGACAATAAATTTTTATGGTGACATTACCGTTTTCATCTGTTTTTGAAATACCAGTGTTACCATAACCTTTATATGCTGATAATGGATCAGAGAAATTATTTTTTGATGGATTTGATGCCCAGTAAATAATTCGTTTATTACTTGGTAGATTTTTCAAATTTACAGTTGTTTTTCTATTATCTTGAATATCTATTTGTTTAATTGGTATTACAGATGGACCTAGAAATGGTAAATAAAAATCTCTATTGAATATGTTATAAATGACTGCGATCGAAAAGATTATATAAATAGTAACTACTATATTTTTATTTTTTATATTATTTAATATATCTATTTTTAATGTTTTTTCGAAAACATAAGTTAAACATAATATTGCTAATAAAACGCGAGAAATATATGTAAAATACATACCTTGTATATTTATACTTGTATTATAGAAATAAATTTTTTAAAATTCTAATATATATAATGCTTGTAATATGTATAAAAAATGTAAAATGTGGATTATTTAAAAAATTGAATAATTAAATAATTAAATAATATTATAAAGTAGTAATAATTTTCATGACTATAAATATTATCGCGTCGGTTGCAAATTACAAAAACCGTTTAGCAATAGGTATGAATGGTAATTTATTGGTTCATTTATCGGAAGATTTAAAATTTTTTAAAAATGTTACAACGAATAGATTATCGAAAGATTCAAAATTAGATAAAAATGTAGTTTTGATGGGGAGAAAAACGTGGTTCTCTATTCCTAGAGAAATGCGTCCATTAAAAGATAGATTAAATTTGGTATTGACAAATGATAAAGATTTACGAAAAATTTCACCTTTTCCAAAGAAATTTTATGGTTCGGTGAAATATGATAAAAATGTATATTTTATATCATATGATGAATTTTTAGATTTTTATAATACTACAAATGCAAATGTGTTTGTTATAGGAGGTAGTGATATTTATAATTTGTTTTTAGGTAGTGAAAATAAGAAAATAGTACCATCAAATGTATTTTTTACAGAAATTCAAGGATATAAACCAGAACTAGGATTAGAACCAGATATTTTTATAAACAATTTATCTGAAGAATATTGTTTGATTAGTACATCTGAAAAACATTATGAAAATAATATTTCATTTAGATTTTTGGAATATCGTTATATTGAAGATTTTAAAACAGATGAGACAAAATATTTGAATATGCTAAGAGAAATTTTGTATAATGGAAATACAAGAGATGATAGAACTGGTGTTGGTACAATTAGTGTATTTGGAAAACAATTGGAATTTGATATTTCTCAAAGTATTCCTTTATTTACAACAAAACGTGTACCTTGGAAACACGCAATTCAAGAGTTGTTATGGTTTATGAGAGGTGACACTGATGCAAAAATTTTACAAAAACAAGGTGTTAAAATTTGGGATGGGAATACTTCAAGGGAATTTTTAGATAAACGTGGTTTACAACATTATGATGTTGGTATTTTAGGACCAGGATATGGGTGGCAATGGAGATTTTTTGGAGGAAAATATAGTCAAGCATTTGCAGACACTTCTAATATTGATAGAAGTAAAGTTGGTGGGTTTGATCAGTTACAATATGTTGAGAATTTATTGAAAACAGATCCTTTTAGTAGAAGAATTATGATGTCGTATTGGAATCCTACAGATTTTGAACAAACTGCTTTACTTCCTTGTTTTCCTAGTGGTACTTTAATTTTGACAAATAATGGTTATAAACCTATTGAAGATGTATTATTAACTGATAAATTATTTACACACAAAGGAAATTGGAAAGATATTATTAATTTACAACAAAAACAATACAATGATGAAATGTTTGAATTTAAATTAAGATATAATTCAAAGTGTATAAAGGCAACGAAAGAACATCCATTTTTAGTAAAGGATATTATACAAAAATCTGATAAAACAATAATTGGTTATTCTGAAGATGTATATTGGTGCAATGCTGAAAATATAACTAAGAATCAAGTTATGTGTTTACCTATTAACAAAAACAAAATAATACCTAGCTTTCACCAAATTAAAAATTACAATGGAACCAGAAGTGAAACTATTATTAAGACAATTACAGATGAAGACGAATGGTTTATGTTAGGATTTTATATGGGAGATGGATGGATTGATAAAAAGAAAAAAGGATGTTTTTCGTTTTGTATAAATAAGATTGATGATTCTAGATTTAATATTTATAAAAAAATAAGTAATATTCTTCATTTAACATACAAAGATGAAACTGATAAACTTACTAGATATATTTGTTGTAATGCGTCTTGGTGGGAAATTTTAAAAGATTTTGGACATCTAGCTCATAATAAGAAAATTCCAGAATGGATTCAAGATGCACCAAAAGAATATATACAATGGTTTATAAATGGATATATAACTGCGGATGGATGTAAAACTGAAAATCATTATGAATCATTTACAACTGTATCGGCAGATTTGGCATATGGGTTTCAACGTTTATATGCTAAATTAGGTAAAATATTATCAGTGTCTTATCAAAAACGTCCAAGTAAAAAGTTAATTGAAGGAAGAATTGTTAATCAAAGAAATACATATCATATGCGTATTATTAAAAAAAACAAATGTAAATATGTTTCTAACATTGATGAAAATTATATTTACTTTAATATTTTAAATATTGATAAACGAATAGAAAATACACAAGTCTACAATTTTGAAGTAGCTGATGATAATTCTTATACGGTACAGAATATATCTGTACATAATTGTCACTTTACATCACAATTTTACGTAACAGAAAAAGGTGGAGAAAAATATCTGAGCTGTCATTTTGTAATGAGATCAAATGATATGTTTTTAGGAAATCCATTTAATATTTTTAGTTATGCAGTTCTTACTTATATTTTGGCAATGAGATGTAATATGAAACCTGACAAATTAGTTTATACAGTAGGTGATGCTCATATTTATAAAAATCATTTAAATCAAATTGCTGAACAATTAACAAGAAATCCAAGACCTTTTCCAAAATTAAAATTAAACCATAGTATTGTATCGAAACCTATTGAAGAAATAACAATTGACGATTTTGATTTAGTTGGTTATTTTCCACATTCATCTATTATAGCACCTATGGCAGTTTAAAAATTAAATTATTTAAAGATAATATTTTTTTAATAAATAAATGTTATTGTTAAATTTGATAAATCTAGTTTCAAGCTTTGTATTAAATGATTGTGATAAAGTAGTATCAAGTGATATATCTTTACCAACTAATTTACCATTACCTAAAAAAATAATACCTGTAACAAAAACTAAAATTACAAAAACTAAAATTACAAAACCTACAATTACAACTAAAATTACAAAACCTACAATTACAACTAAAATTACAACTAAAATTACAAAACCTACAAGTACAAGTAAACCAGGTACTTTGACAACTTCATCAGTTGTTTCATTACCTACAATGTCAGGAAATATGACTGATAGTATTCCTAAAAAGAGTGGTAATACAGCAACTTTGACTTATTTTACAGATACGGTATTTCAATGTGTTGGAGAAATACCAGATTATCCAGCAGTTGCAGTTAA